AGGCGTGCCCGTAGGGAACGTGCAAGGTTCGCTGGCACGTCTGGGGCTGCTGCGTCATCTCTCGGGGTCGAAAGGAATCTTTAGCAAGTGAGCGATTGGGATTGGTACAGAGTTCACACAGGCAAATAGTTTGCCTCGGGGGTGAATGGAATGCAGGACTGTAAAGCCTCACGAAGGACACAGACCTAGACCTGGGTTCGATTCCCAGCACCTCCACCCCACACCTGGATCGGCAGGCCCCAGGGTGCGTCACAAGACCTGTATGTCACAGCCTCACACAACCCCCCAGTTGTGTGTGTGGGTGGCGACTTACTCACGGATGAGAAGAGGGTGAACGCCTTATGGCGAATAACGAGTTCGATCTGCCAGACGATTTCGATGACTACGATGATGGTGCCATCACTCAGGTGCGCCGAGCCCACAAGGCTGCGGTGAAGCGCCTGAAGGAACTGGAGTCTGAACTTCAGGGCTACCGCACGGAGTCGCGTAAGCGGACTGTTGCAGATGTTCTCACGTCTCGTGGATACAACCCGAAGATCGCTGAACTGATCCCAGGGGATATCACTAACGAGGCTGAGGTTGTTTCTTGGCTTGATGAGAAGGCCGATGTGTTCCAGCCCATGACCGTGGCTGCGGACAGCGATGGCGCTCAGAACGAGCAGATGGGCAACCAGCCTGAAGTGAATATCCCGCCTGGGTATCAGCAGTTCAACGATGTGGTGAACGCGGGACAGGCACCGATGGGTGACGAGTCGCAGTTGATGGCAATGATTGCCGCTGCAAAGAATCCTGACGAGTTGAACAAGATTCTTTTCGGTAATGCGGCTGGTCCCCCGGCGTATTGACCATTCCAATTTCTAACCGCGAAAGGTGGTGAATCTCAACTATGGCTAACACCTATACTGGTTCGGCTACGATCACAGATCAGACTGGCATGACTAACCTCGTGCAGTCCGCTTACGATCGCTACGTTGAGATGGCTCTGCGTTCGCAGCCGCTCATCCGTGATGTTGCTGATAAGCGTCCTGTGCAGCAGGCCATGCCTGGTTCGTCCGTTGTGTTCCAGATCTATGCGGATCTGGCTCGTGCGACCAGCACTCTTACTGAGAACGTCGATCCTGATGCTGTTGCCCTGAGCAACACCTCCACGGTGACGGTGACCCTGAATGAGTACGGCAACGCTGCCCTGCTCACCCGCAAGCTGGGTCTGTTCTCGCTGTCTGACGTTGATCCGGCTGCTGCCGACATCATCGCCTACAACATGGCTGACTCGCTTGATGCGGTTGCCATGACTGAGCTGCGTGGTGGCACTAACGTGCGCTACGCCCGTGATGGCTCTGACACTCCTGCTGCAACCAATCAGGTTGAGGCGACGGACACGATCGCCCTGACGGACGTTCGTTTCTGTGTGTCGAAGCTGCGTGCGGGTCTTGCAGTTCCGCGCCAGGGCTCGCTCTACGCGGCCTACATTCACCCTGAGGTTTCGCACGATATTCGTAGCGAGACGACGGGTGGGGGTTTCCAGGATCTCCACAAGTACGACGCTTCGGAGAACTTCTGGCCTGGCTTCATCGGTACGATTGATGGCGCGTACTTCATTGAGACGCCGCGCATGTACAACGCTACCGATGGCGCTTCCTCGGCTCGCGTGTTCCGCACGATCATCGTTGGCAAGCAGGCGCTTGCTGAGGCTGTCGCGGAGGAGCCGCACACCATTGTTGGTCCTGTGACTGACAAGCTCATGCGTCACCGCCCTCTGGGCTGGTATGGCGTCCTCGGGTGGAAGCGTTACCGCGAGGCTGCACTCTGGCGCATTGAGTCTTCCAGCTCGATCAACGCCTCTTAATAACTGACGTACCTGTAGGGCCACTCATATGACGGGGTGGCCCTACAGGCGTTGGAGGGACTTATGGCTTGTAGGACCGGATGTATCACGAAAGACCATGCCTCTTATGGGGAGTGCCTGAGATCGGCCTCTCTGCGAGTGGGTTGGGGTAAGTCACACCTGGGCATTGACCGGACCAGGGAACGTGGCAAGCAGGCTGAACTGGATCTGTACAAGACCGCAAGGTCGGCAGGGATTCAGCCTGCGACAACAAGGACTCCCGATATCCGTAAGGCAATTGAGATATCGGAGAAGGCAGGCGCTGCCTTTGATGCAACAAACAACACCTTCAGCAATGGTGCCCATTACAGCCCTAAGACGGGGCAGGTAGTTCAATTCTAAGGAGTACAGGTGGCGAACGCTGTCTTCCCTAAGGCCAAGGAAGGCTTCCTTGATGGAAGCATTGACCTGGATACGGCCTCTATCAAGGTTGCCCTGGTTCGGGGTTACACCTATAACGCTGCTCACGATTTCGTGGATGATGTGACGGGTGCTGGTGGCACTCTCCATGCCACGTCTTCTGCGCTGTCTAGCAAGAGTGTGACGAATGGCGTGTTTGATGCCGCCGATATCACCTACACCACTCCTGCTACGGACACGAACGATCACAGCCTGCTGATCTACCAGTCTTCCGCTGTGGGTGGTGGCGCTGATGTGGCTGCCTCTAGCCAGCGTGTGATTGCGTGGATTGACACGGGCACGGGTATCCCGATTAAGCCTGCTGGTGGCGACATCACCGTGGTGTGGGATTCGGGCGCTAACAAGATCTTCAGCCTCTGACCTGAATGACCGTTCTTGATGTAACGGAACGCCCAGTATTCAAACTGGGTCCTGAACTTTTCAGGATTGTCTACCCGAGCGGTATCGCCTCGGGTGAGGCTTTCGGCACAGCACAGGCCAATGCATCTGTAACCGCTGAGGGTGTGGCTCCTGCGGGTGCTGTAGGCACAGCCTCCACGACTGCCAGCATTGCTGTCACCGGGATTGATGCAGCCACGGGTGCCGCAGGCACCCCCTCTGCTGTGCTGTCCGTGAACCCGACAGGGATCGCTGGCGCTGGTGACCTGGGTCAGCCTCACTTGGTCACCCAGGTGCGGGTGGATGGCCTGCCTTCAGCGGAAGCCCTGGGGGAACCGACTGCCTTCACGTCGATGAACCCGTCAGGGTTCTCTGCGACCGGAGGTGGACTAGGTACACCATCTTTGACGATGGTGATGTCACCTGAGGGCATTGCTTCTACGGAGGCGTTCGGGGATGCGGACACACTCGCCACCGTGTTCATCATCCCTGGCCCGTTCGATCCGACAAATGATTTCGGTGATGCTGTGGCTACGAAGAAGGGCTGGGTTTTCCGTACCCCGAAGAACACCTACCAATGGAGGCTGTTCAAGGAGTACGAGGGCATCAGCCTGTTGAAGGAAGATGGGGTGTGGTCAGAGGTGGCTCACCCTGACCTTGAGCGCACTCGCGCAGCACAGGTGTATCTGGCTGGTGGTCGTGACCATGTGGTGTCTACCTCGTTGAAATCTGAGCTTGAGGCCTTGGGTTACACGGTGACGGAGGAGTTTGTGACCACGGAGGAGTATCTGTGACGACGTTTGATGAGTTGGCAGACGATGTGCTGTCGATGCTCCGTGGCTATGTGCGTTCGCAGGAGTCGGTGACTGCCCTGAATGGCAGCCTGAACTCGTCTGCGACCACGTTCAACGTGGATAACGGTTCACGCCTGGGTATGGGTCGGGCTGAGATTGATGATGAACTGGTGTACATCGACGCGGTGACGACTAACGCTGTGGCCTTGCAGCCGTGGGGTCGGGCTGTGGATGGCACTACTGCTGCCACCCATGCTGATAACGCCAGGGTCACGTTCAATCCCCTGTTCCCTCGCCACTATGTGAAGCGTGCCATCAACGACACGATTGCTTCTATAGGTGTGGAGTTGAAGGCGAAGGATGTGCATACGTTCACGTTCCTGCCTGCGACGAACACCTATCAGGTGCCTGCGAATGTGAAGGCTGTCAATCAGTTGACGTGGAAGACGGTTGGCCCTTCGGGCCGTTGGGAGACGGTGCGACGTTGGCAGTTGGATCATCAGGCGAATGCGACTCAGTACACGACGGGCAAGACGGTGACTGTGTGGGACAGCATTGTTCCCGGTCGAACCGTGCAGGTCCGGTATCTGAAGGATCCGACCTCTCTGTCCGCTGGTGCGGACACCCTGACAGGGACGGCAGGTTTGCCTGCCTCGTGCCGGGATGTTGTTGCTCTGGGGACGGCTGCCCGACTTGTGTCGTCTGTGGATGTGGCTCTGCTGGATCCCAGTTCGGTACAGGCAGGCTTTTTTGATGAGCGTCGCCAGATTGGGTCTGCGTCGAATGTGGCGAGGACTTTGTATGCGCTGTTCCAGCAGCGCCTGGCTGAAGAGGTAGCTCGTTTCCGTGATGACCTCAACACTCCGATTCACTACCGGAAGTAGGATAGATGCCCCGTAGATATTATTCGTCTACAGCGGTAGCGACGACCCTGTCTGCTTCCGCTAACAATTCGACTACGTCGATTACGGTGACTGCCCTGTCGGGCTACCCGGCTCAGTTCCCCTATACGGCGATCATTGACCCTGACACGGCCTCTGAGGAGGTTGTGACTGTTACTGCTGCCTCTGGCACCACGTTGACGGTGACTCGTGGGTCTGATGGTACGTCTGCTGTGTCTCATAATGCTGGGGCTGTGTTCCGGCATGGGGTGTCAGCTCGGGACTTCGATGAGGCTAATGCCTTCGCTAATGGGGGCGGTGTCGCTAACTCTCTACTTACTGCCAAGGCGTCGATACTCACGGCGACGGCTGCCAGCACTCCTGCCGCCCTCGCGGTCGGCTCCAATGATCAGGTCCTGACGGCTGACTCCTCGACGGCGACGGGCCTCAAGTGGGCCGCGGCCCCTGTCAGCCTGCCGAGTCAGACGAGCAACGCTAACCGCCTCCTAACCACGGACGGCACTAACGCATCGTGGACCAACGTCGCCACCAGCCTGATCAGCCTCGCGCCAGAGGAACGCTTCAACGTCGTGGCCTCAGCGGCTACGGGCACCATCGCCATCAACGTCCTCACGGCAGCCGTCTGGTACTACTCCACTAACGCGACCGCGAACCACACGATCAACTTCCGAGGCGACGGATCGAACACCCTCAGCAGCCTTCTGGCGACGGGTGACGCGATCACGGTCGGCTGGATTATCAATAACGGGACGACGGCTTACTACCCGACGACGATTCAGATTGACGGGTCAGCGGTCACACCTAATTGGCTGAATGGGTCCGCGCCTCCTACGGCGTCGCAGGCTAACCAGACGGCAGGCTTGGACGCGTTCACGTTGACGATCATCAAGACCGCAGCGACCCCGACGTATCGGGTGCTGGGTAGTTGGGCGCAGTACCGCTAATGCCTATCGTGGGGCGTTTCGGGTCGCTTGCCGGGTTGGGATCGCTGATCCTGCCGGGCGGCGCTATGGAGAGCATCGCCACGGTCAGCGTGGGATCGGGCGGTGCGTCGTCAATCTCATTCAGCGACATTCCCGGTGGCTTCCAGCATTTGCAGGTGCGGATCGTCGCTTTGATGAATGGCGCCAATCAAGCCGTCTGGACGCGCTTCAATGATGATTCAGCCGCTAACTACTCGTGCCACTTTCTGTATGGAACGGGTGCGGCGGCTGCGGCTGGGTCCAGACTTTCCGACGGTGGCATTGACGCCATCTTCCAGCCCACCTCAAGCGGCAAGGAGTTCTGTGGAGTCATTGACATCCTCGACTATGCGAACACGAGCAAGCACAAGGTTATTCGCGTGCTTCATGGCTCCGATTCCAACGGCGCTGGCTATGTCGGCATCAACTCGGGGTCATGGCGCAACACCAACGCCATAACCAAGATCCACCTGTCGGACCAGATTGGGTCTTCTTCGTTCAATCAGCACACCACGGCGGCGCTCTACGGTTTCCGCGCATGACCGCCGCCACTAATTCGATAGTAAACGACACGGGGAGGTGCCATGCCTGCAACGTATGAGCCCATCGCCTCGCAGACGTTGGGCAGCGACGTATCAGAGGTCACTTTTTCCAGCATCCCCGGCACCTTCACTGACCTAGTAGTCGTAGCGCAAACCCGCACAAGCGAGGCCGCAACCGTTAGCGGCCTTGGCTTGCGACTGAACGGCACAACATCGACCGGATTCTATTCGGTCACGCGATTGCAGGGCAGCGGCAGCGCGGCGTCTAGTGGCCGCGATTCTGCTAGTACGGAGACGCAGAGCAACGGCGGCGTGGCACCGGGCAATACTGCGACATCAAATGTGTTCGGGACAACTGTCTTGCACGTTATGTCCTATGCCAACACCAACGTATTCAAGACGGTCCTGTGGCAATCCGATGATGGGGCGCAGAGCCTTCTTCGTCGTAGCGTGACGCTGTTTCAGTCAACGTCGGCAATAACGTCGCTCACCCTGCGACCCGGCGCCGGAAACCTCAAGAGCGGGAGCACGGTTTCGCTCTTTGGATTGAAGGCCGCCTGATGTCATTTACCTGTGAATATACGACCGGGGGCCGCTGATGCCGACCACCATGAAGCTGATTGGGAAGCAGACTCTCGGGTCCGCTGCCGCTTCGGTGACCTTCTCATCCATTCCCAGCACCTACACCGACCTACTCATCACATACTCAGCCCGGTCGATACGGTCTGGACAGCCAGCCGACAACATCAACATCAGGTTCAACGGGTCCAGCGCGACCAATTACTCATTCCGCTACCTAGAGGGCAACAGCGCAGCCGTCAGTAGTTTCAACGGGTCGGCGCAGGCCCAACTGATCGTTGGCTACTCAACGGCAGCAACGGCAACGGCTAGCACGTTCGCTTCTGGGGAAATCTACATCCCCAACTATGCGGGCAGCACCGCTAAGAGTGTGTCCTCTACGTCAGTCACGGAGCACAACGGGGGCGCGGCGGGCAACGCCTTCATCCTCGCCTTTGCTGGCCTGTGGTCTTTGACTAGTGCCATTACCTCGGTAGAGGTCATTTCTCAGGTCGCTAACTTCGCCGCAGATTCGTCTTTCTACCTCTACGCGATTTCCCGCGCCTGACTTTAGGAGTATTCATGTCCACACCCATCGCTATCGAGGTCAACTGCGAGACCGGCGACGTAACTGAGCGGCCCCTGACTGCGGAGGAGATCGCGCAGCGGGAGGCCGACGCCGCTGCCGCCGCTACTGCGGAGGCTGAGCGGGTCGCTGCGGAGGAAGCCAAGGCAGCCGCTAAGGCCAGCGCCATCGCCAAGTTGGCAGCCCTCGGGCTGACCGAGGATGAGGCCGCCGCCCTGGTCGGGGCGTAGTCCGTAACCGTCACGTTAACGATCTCGCGCAACCTTTACTAAGGAATTCCCATGTTTAAGGTTTCGGCGTAAGCCGAAATAACGGGCAGCCTATTCCGGCTTAACGATCCAGCTCCCCGCAGCCCCCTAGGGCTTGTGGGGTTTTTGTTTGCCACCCGAAGGAGGAGTCATGGACGACGACATCTGGGACTTCTTGGGCTATGTCGAATATGACGAGGACTGATCTGTGACTGTCACTACAGACATTACCGATTCCGTTCTACTGGACATCGGGGTCGCCTACTCGTCCAGCCTGAACTCGTTCAGCCTGGGTGCGTTCGCCTATGAGTGGGCTATCGCTGGTCAGCCGTTCCTGGGTGTGGCCTCTGATGAGTTCCCCCTGACTCGCGCTTTCACGGCGAGCAACAAGGAGCAGTTCGATAATCAGCGTGATCCTGGTGAGCAGTCTCTGACGGGTTGGTGGCTGCGTTCGCAGCGTGACTTCTCGGGTGGTTCTGGGATCACCTATTTGGAGCCTGCTGATAACGAGCGCACGATGCGCCGTTTCAGCAGCAGCATCGGGATTGATTGTTGGACGCCTGGTGAGTTCAAGCTCCTCCGCAGTATGAGTGCGGGGGAAACCTCTACGGGTGGTTGTCGTGCCGTGAGTGTGGTGTCTGGGGGAACGAACTATGTCTACTCCACGACGAATGCGAAGGTGTTTCGCAGCAACGGGTCTTCGTCTACGGAGATTACAGGTTGGACCAACCTACCCTCGTGGCTGGTTTCGACTGGTGATGGTGTGTGGGGATTCCATTCTTCTGGTATCGACTTTTCTGCTGGCTCGGGAACTACTGCTTCATCGCGGTGGACCGGGGCCTCAGGAGTAGGTAAGGGCTGGTGGGTTAAGCAGCGTCTGATCGCAGCCTATGGGGCTGCGCTGTATGAGCTGGGTGGGTTCACGGGTGGTGCCCTGCCTACTGCTCTGTACACGCACCCTCAGTCTGGTTGGACGTGGACTGCTGCTGTGGATTCGCCTGGTGCGATTCTGGTTGCTGGCTATTCGGGGAACTCTTCCACGATCTACAAGTTCACGGTCGATGAGGCTGATGGCACGTTGCCGACGTTGTCGGCTGCTGTGACTGTGGCTGAGTTGCCTGTGGGTGAGTTTGTGACGGGCATGTTCACCTACCTGGGTGCCTATCTGGTGATTGGCACGAACCGGGGTGTGCGTATCGGTCAGGTGTCTGACCAGGGCCAGGTGACGTATGGGCCGTTGACGTACCAGTCGTCTAGCCCTGTGGAGTTCTTCACGGGCTTCGACAGGTTTGTGTTTGCTGGTGTGACGAACGCGATTGACGGTAAGAGTGGGGTGATCCGTCTTGACCTATCTGATCTGGATCAGACCGGGCGTGCAGCCTGGGCCAACGATGTCTCAACTGGTGTCACGGGCACCGTTGAGGGAGTCTGCGTGCTGGGTTCCTCTGACCGTGTCTGCGTTGGTGTTAATGCCTCAGGCGTCCACATAACCTCAGCCTCCACGCTCGTGTCCTCAGGGACACTCGTGACGGGTCAGGTCAGGTACAACACTCTTGAGAATAAGTCGTTCCGGTTCCTGAATGTTCGCCGCTACGGCGACTTGAAGGGGACGGTGAATGTGAGAACGGTGCAGGCTCATGGGACTGAGGCTGACCTGTACACGTTCCCTGAGTCTTCTGCGAATGTGGAGATTCAGGTGGTGCCTTCGGCTCCTGTGGAGTCGCTGGGTTTGAAGTTCACTCTGACTCGTAGTGCTGGGGATTCCACTAAGGGTCCGGTGATTCGGGGTTGGCAGTTCAAGGCTTTGCCTGCTGTGCCCCGTAAGCAGCTATGGAGGATTCCATTGCTCGCCTTTGATCAGGAGACTGATCGCTTTGGTCAGAGGACCGGGCACCCTGGATATGGGATCACTCGCTGGCAGAACCTCCGCAATGCCCTGATCGAAGGCACGCCTGTTGTCCTTCAGGACTTCCTGGCGAAAGAGACGTACACGGTCCTGATTGAGGATCTGCAACTAGCGCAGACCTCTCCCCCACGACAGCAGTCCGGTCTTGGCGGTGTCCTTGTGGTCACCTGTCGGGAGTTGTAATGGGTTACGACACCCCTGACTGGATTCAGGTTGTGCAAGACGCAGCCATTGTTCTGGCATTCCTCACGGCCCTTATCGGTGCCGTCATTGCAATTGGCAAGTTCTTGATTGTCAAACCGCTAGAGAGGTACATCGACCAGCGCATGCCAAAAAACGGTGGCAGGTCTTTGGGTGATCTGCACGAGAAAGTTGATGACGTGGTGCGACGGATCGGTCGCATTGAGAAAGAGCTCGTTCGTATTGATGAGGAGTTGGATCACATTGCTGAGTGAGAAGTTGTTTTGGATTGCTGCCGGGGAGCGTGCCGTTAAGACGTTCGCTCAGTCTCTTGTTGCCCTGTTCGCTGCGGGTGTGACGATTCTGAACATTGATTGGCAGCAGGGTCTGGCTGTGGCTGCGACTGCTGCTGTTGTGTCTGTGCTGACTTCTGTTGCATCTGTTCGCCTGGGCCAGTTTGAGGGTCCGTCCCTTGCGGGTGAGGCTGTTGTGGAGCCCGTGTACGAGATCGAAGATTGATGGCTGCCATCTGGCTGAGTGACGCAGCCAAGGTGCTGCGTCGTGCTGGCGTGAAGGTTGTTGAGGAGAAGTACACCTCAGGCCAATTCGCTGGTCGCTCGTGGAAGTCTGTGTCTGCATCCGGTACGGGTTACCCGCAACTCACCCATGTGCTTTGGCATCACGATGCCTCACCGGAAGGCGTGTCATACGGAGCTCTCTCGTGGATGAAGGCATCCGGTCCCGCAGCCAATATGTGGGTGGCCCTGGATGGGACCTGGCATGTCTACTGTGCCGGGGTGTCCTGGCATGCAGGCACCGGAGGCCCTGGTTGGGGTGTGCCGAAGGATCAGATGAACTGGTACGCCTTCGGCATTGAGACTGACCACACCTTCGGGGAGCCGTGGGCCCCCGCTCAACTGGACTCTCTGCGTCGGGGTACGGCTGCCCTGATGCAGCACTATGGGATCCCGTCGAAGGGTCTGCTGTTCCACAAGACTTGGACTGATGGTGGTGTGGATGGGGTTCCTGTCCTGCCCACTCAGGGTAGGAAGAATGACCCTGACCAGTTGAACCTGAAGCGTGAGCGGCGTCGCGTTGCTCGCCTCATGGGTGAAGATCAAACTGGGATCAAAGCCCGTCTCGGACGCCTGTTCGGTCGCTGATTTAACTAACAGATTAGAATCAATCTCAGCCACGCTGAGGCCTTAGAACCCCCTACCCTATCCCCACATAGGGTAGGGGGCCTAAAGCCGTCTATGGGCCTGCTAGATACCTTCTAGGCCCCTTCTAGGCTACAGGTTAGCTTCCGTGATGTTGGTCTTTCTAACCCTGGCCTGAGGTCTAACATTATTGATCTTGGCCCTACGGCTCACAGCGTGCATATCGGACATCCGATTGCCGTAACAGCGAGTGCAAAGGTCCAGCTCCCACGGGGAATCGTCCCCGTACTTCCAGACCACAGCCATCGTGTACACATCCTCGCGACTGTTACACAGGTCGCAGATCTTTACTTCTAGGGTTGCCATGCTGCCTCCCATCCTGACTACCCAGCCCTCAGGTCAGTAACTGTAGCGACCTCATACATGCCTGGGAACATGGCCTTGCCAGCGAACATCTCATTACGCTGAACCTTCTCCACATCCAGACCCAGGTAAGTCTCGGTGTGCTGGGCTGAGGTGTGCCCGAGCATGGCCTGCACCCTCTTCAATGCACCGTCGTAGCCCTCGGTGCGGAGCCTGTCGAACAGGACCCTGGCCCCTGACCGCCTGAGAACGTGCCCACCTAGGCCCTTGCCACTCATGCCGATAGCCCTCAGGGCACGCTGAGAAGCCCTGTAAGGGTGGCTCATGGGCTTGGTGGGGCGAAGGGGTGCTGGGGCACCTGTCGGTGCCAGACGCCCTAGACGGTGATCCCAGGCCATCGGCAGAGGATCCTTCGCCGGAACCAGATACCAGTCAGGCTGCACCTCCCCCGCAATGGAGCGGTAGATGTTCAGCCAGCGAAGCATCTCGTTCCTCAACTCCACGGGCATGGGCATGACATCGCCCTCCTTGGTCTTGTGGCGGTAGAGATCCACCAACTCCCGGTCGAAGTCCAGATCCCTGACCTTCAGGGTCTGCACCTCACTAGCCCGACAGAAGGTGAATAGGCCCAGGGCCACCACTGCCCTGTCCCTGGGATCGGTGGCTGCCTCAAGGACTCTGGCGAAGTCTTCGATCCCGATGCGGGGCATCTCCTTGCGGGGAACCTTCACGGGTCGCCAGGACTCAGTCGGGTCGTAGTCCCTGGGAATCCAGTTGTGCCTACGGCAATGGGCGAGGAACAGCTTGTAGTTACCCAGGTACAGGTTCCTAGTAGCGGGAGCCCACGGGTAGTGGCTGAAGATCCTGTCGATGTGTTCGGGCTTGATGTTGCTTACATAAATGTTTCCCCACAGGGTGAGTGCTTTTCTTAGTGGAATCTCATGGGTCTTGCGGGTGCCAGGAGTCAGGCCTACGGCAGTCAAGTGCCTCAGGTACTCCTCTATGGCATCACTCAATAGTTTCGTTCGCATTGGTCTAGCCTCCGTCCAAAGGTGGATATGTATTTTTGCTAACATACTGCTGTGGACGATGCTAACACACCCGAATACTTACATACCAAAAGGGGGTTCAAGTCCCCCCTCGGACACCGCAATACCTATACACAATCTGACGTGGGCAAACGCACCAGATTTGTGGGTACAGATGTTCGATTTTCCTCTATGGAAGTTACTACTGGGTAACATCGACCACACCGCTATTTTGTTTTTGACATTCGCCTAAGTCCGACTTATCCTGTTTTTAACTTTGAGAGTTAAGAACAGGGGGCAGCAAATGGCACCGCCGAAATACACGCCAGACAAAACCACCTTCCAGCAGTGGCTCGCTGAAGGGCTCACCCATCAGCAGATGGCAGACCGAGTCTACGAGCAAACAGGCCGAAGGGTGACTAGAGCAGCAATCACCGTCGCACTCATGGGGTACGGCCTGACCAACTCCAAGCCTCGGTACAAGGAGACGATCCCCTGGCGGGTGAAGGTGGACCATGCCAAGACCTACCCCATCAGGATGCTTCGGCTTCTCGGTAAGCGCAGGGCAGGGGTAGAGCTGTCTGAGGATGACACTCGCCTACTGGACACCTGGCTCGTACACCTGGCTAACGAGAACCTGATCGTGGCCTATGACCCTGGCGATGACATGGGGGTCCACTATGTGGACGCTGGCTACAGGGACCATGAGGATGAGGATCTCCCCATCAGAAAGAAGACCATTCACCTAAGCCGCGCCTGAGGCGCGGCCCTATATCTATATCTGTACAGATCTAAAGGCCAGGCCCTCAGGGGCCTGGCCTATTTCTGTTTCTATTACCCGTACCTGTATTCAAGTGTAATCGTGCCTTACGACGATCTGAGAAAAGCGACACGCCGAAGGTCGGACCCTTGCTATAGCCTTGTGCCGATGCCCATGAAAGTCTGACCAGTCAGACTTCTGTACGGCGTGTCGGTTGGAAACTACATCGCTGTAACTATAACGTTTCCGTCACGAACTTGAGGAGGTCGAAAGGAATGATCAGCGTTTCGGGGGGATCTGACCCCGTGAGCGTTGCGCTCACGAAGGATCTGATGGTGGTGTCCTGTGCGCCCGGTTGGACCGAGCAGGACTGGACCGATGCCCTATCCCCACATCAGCACATTGAAGCCCACCTCTCAGGCATGACCGATGAGGTAGACGGCACGGAGATCTACATCTTCGCCATCGCCACGGAGGTGGCGGCATGAGCCACATCTCCTACTCGCAGTTCAACGAATACGTTGGCTGCTCCGAGCGATACCGGCTCACCCGCATCGTGGGTGTAGCCGAAGACCCCGCCTATTGGTTCGTCGGTGGCACGGCTGTTCACGCCGCAACGGAGGCGATTGATCGCGCTCTCTTTGAGGAGTTCAAGGCATGAACAAATACCTAGAGATCGGTGTTGATGAGTTCAACAAGTCCTGGTCCAAGGATATGGACGAGATCACACCGGGCAAGACGATCCGTGCAGGCGGTAGACCCACCAAGGCGATGCCCTTCGGGGAAGATGGCACATGGTGGAAGGCCCAAGGCCCTGCCTACATTCAGTCGTGGATCACTTGGCGTCAGGCGAACCCGAACCTGCACATCCTCACGATGGACGACGGCTCCCCCGCTATCGAACTGGGGGTGCTGGCTGACATTGAGGTGGACGGCGGTGAGGTCATCCAGTTGAAGGGCTACATCGACCGGGTATTCGTGGATGAATCCACAGGCCAGGTGCTGATCGTGGACCTGAAGACAGGTAAGACCACACCGAACGGAATGCAGCTCGGTTTCTACAGGCGTGCGTTGAAGGCCGCGTACGGCATTGACGCACAGTACGGGGCCTATTGGATGGCTCGTGAGGGAAGCCTTTCCACGATTGAAAACCTAGATCCGTACAGCGATCAGGTCATCGACTACTGGGTAGCCAAGACCTATGCAGGGGTGAAGGCAGAGATCTTCCTGCCGCACATCACGAACCTGTGCAAGGGCTGTGGCGTGAAGCAGCATTGCTATGTCTTCAACCCCAACACCAGATTTTCACCGTTCAATACTAACACTCAACCCGTAATGCAGGAGGAAGCGAATGTCTAGCACCGAGTCCCCGTTCTCAGCGAACATGCGTGTTCGCCTTTCCGATCACGATGTGCAGCTCACGGTTCGTGGCGACACATCCTCAGACTTCAACCTTCGATGGGCTGAACTGGCTGAGTCCATGCCTGTCCTCATGGAGTCCATTCAACTAACTGTGGCAGCGTCTAACGCTGCTTCCTTGACCCAGCAGCCGGTGGGAACGCCTCCTCCTGCGCCTGCTGCTGTGGTGAGCGACGGTGGCTGGGCGACGCCAGCGCCCTCCCCCCAGGTTGCGCCTCCCCCGGCGTTCTCAGCCGCCGTCGCTCCCGTCTGCGCTCACGGGCCGCGTAACCCCGTGTCCAAGGTCGGGGCGAAGGGGCCCTGGAAATCCTGGATGTGCAACGCACCTCAAGGCGCTGCCAAGTGTGACCCTATTTGGGTGAACAAGAACAGCCCCGAGTGGGCTTCGTTCCCCGGTTAAGGCATGAGGCGACTAGACCGTGCAGTTCAACACCTGGATCGGGGCGGGGCCACAATCCCCGTCCCGTTCCGGTCTTGGGCCGACTACCAAGTGTCAATACGGAGGGGCGAGGTGACTCAGTTCGCTGGCCCACCGGGTGCAGGCAAGTCCACCCTCGCCCTGTCTGTGGCTGTGCTGTCCTGCGTGCCCACGCTGTACGCATCAATGGATACGCACGAAACCACGATGGCTCTCCGCACAACAGCGATGGTCACAGGCCTTGCCCAGAGTGAGGTGGAGAACAGGATCAAAGAGAACCCCACCTGGGCTTCAGAGATCCTGGCATCGAAGGCATCTCACATTTCGTGGATGTTCGATGCCTCCCCCTCACTACAGGATCTGTCCGATGAACTGTCCCTGTACCGGGAGATCAATGGCGAACCACCACATCTACTCGTGGTGGACAACATGATCGACGTAACCCACGACTCAGGTGATGAGTTCTCATCCCTGCGTTCCCTGTCCAGGGAGCTGAAGTGGTGGGCTCGTGAGACAGGTGCTGCTGTGTTGGCCCTGCATCACACCTCGGAGCAGTTCAATGGCAATCCGTGTCCTCCTCGTGCTGCTTTGCACGGGAAGATCGCCCAGATCCCGAGCCTCATCTGCACCCTGGCCTCACCTAGTGATGGCCTGATGGCTATTGCTCCGGTGAAGAACAGGTATGGGCCTGCTGATCCGTCAGGTCAGACAGCGATGTGGATGGAGTACACCCCAGCCACGATGCAGATCAAGGACATCAACCTGTGAGCGAGTGCAAGCACGAGGGATGCGTGCGCCTGGTCACCTTCGAGGGTGATGAGAACACCGTGTGCTGTGACTGCGGGGTGGAACTTCATGGATGCCTCTAGTAAGGCCAGGGCTGCGAAGCGCAAGGGCGCACAGTTTGAGGTGGACCTTGAGCAGATGTTCCGTGAGAAGTTCCTGCATGCCACACGCCTAGTGCGGCGAGGTAAGGACGATGAAGGGGACATCCTCATCAGGGTCCACGACCTGGCTGTGATCCTTGAAGCGAAGAACGAGAAGGCCATTGACCTGGCTGGGTACATGAAGGAAGCCACCGAAGAAGCGTTGCGGTGGGAAGCCAAGCATGTGCATGAGCCGATGCCTGCTGATCTCGTGATCGGGGCTGCCGCCGTGAAGCGGCGCATGCAGCCCACATCCAAGTCATACATCGTCATGGAGGCTGATGACTTTGCCGCACTCCTCTTACACCTACAGAAGAGGTGACCTGTGGGCTGTACTCACGCACCTCGGTTGGAAGCTGCCTGGCCCTCGGTCGGGCTGGCAGACCATCTCGTGCGGGATGCACGCGGACAACACACCCAGTTGCAGGGTGAACAACGAGACAGGAGCGATCGCCTGCATGAGTTGCGGCTTTCGTGGGGATCTTCCGAAACTTGTGAAGGAGGTACAGGGAGTTGAGTACAGGGATGCTTTCCGAATCATTGAGGATGTCACTAGCGGAAGCGGCAACGACTTATCACCAATCGGTAGATCTGGCCTCGGAGTATCTGGCTCGCAGAGGGATTACTCAGGCAGCAGCAGCCGCTCATCTTCTCGGGTACGTCACAGAGGCTAACGTCGCTGTCGGTCACGAGGCCTTCGTGAACCGGGTGTCCATCCCCTACATCACTACGACAGGTGTCATTGACCTCAGATTCAGGTCGATATCGGATGAGGTATCACCCAAGTACCTGGGTCGTGTAGGTGCAGAGCTGACGTTGTACAACCCGCTGTCCTTCTCCGTGCCCTCCGATGTGATCGCAATCTGTGAAGGCGAGATCGACACCATCACAGCCCACACCCTGGTCGGTATCCCAGCCATTGGCATCGCCGGAGTGAACGCCTGGAAGCCCTACTACGCACGGGCTTTCGGTGACTACCAACGTGTGCTGGTGCTGGCTGACGGTGACCAACCGGGCCGGGAACTGGGCAAGAAGATCGCCACACAGGTGGATCAAGCAGTCGTCATCGTCATGCCTGACGGCATGGATGTGAATGGCACCTATCTGCAAGAGGGTGCTGAGGGTATTCGTAGGAGGGCTGGTGTCTGAGTTTGCTGAACGAGGATTGGCTAAGGCTCATGTCCGCATTACAGGATCTGGGTTTAGTGAGGATCAAGATCGACAAGAAGAACGGTTTCATCGGGGGCTACCTGCCGCCGAGCAGGGACTGAATGCCACGTTCCTGTTCGATGTCCTGTCTGCCTTCAATGAGGCTGAAGACCTACTCATCGGTAGGCACCGGGACTACGGTCCCGGCAACATCGCTAACGCCTACCCCGATCCTTTGACTGCACTCGTGGTTCGCATGGGTGACAAGTTGGAACGCATCAAGCACATCCTCAAGAGTGAGGGTGAAGCTGTCTATGGTGAGCGGCTTCGGGATTCATGGCTTGACCTGGCGAACTATGCGCTGATCGGTGTCATGTGTCAGGACGGTAAGTGGCCTGGGGTCAAGCGGTGACATTCAGCGAAGACGACTTCCCCGATGTGTCAGCCATGACTGACCCGTATGTGGATGTGCATCTGGCAAGTGGCAAGACCATCAGGCTTGCGGAGATCTCCATCGTGGAAGTGGCGAAGCGACTGCATCACTACGGCTTCGTGTATTTGTCAGACGGCGAAGGAAGTTATGCCGTGTTCTTCGGGCACGGTGTGTGTGCCCTGACTGTGCCTAGCGCGAACGATAAGTGAGAGGGCCATAACTATGCGCCGCATTTATGTCATTTCAGACATGCAGATACCTTACGTCGATCGTAAAGCAGTGGACGCTGTTGCCACGTGTATCGCAGATACCAAGACTGACGACGACATGGTCGTGAGCGTGGGCGATGAAATGGATTTTCAGACCATTTCAAAGTACGCCCAAGGGTCCGCGCTGGAATGGGAGCGGTCCATCGGTAAGGACCGTGACCTCACGCACCAGATCCTCAAGGATCTACAGGTGCAACACATCTCAAGATCAAACCATTGCGACAGGCTGTGGTTGGCGATCACTCGCAGGCTTCCTGGGCTGCTCGGTGCCCCCGAGTTGGAGCTAGAGAACTTCCTCGGCCTCCCCGAACTGGGCATCACGTACCACAAGAAGGCCTTCAAGATGGCCCCCAACACTTTGCTCATGCATGGCGATGAAGCAGGCGTGTCACAGATCGGTGGATCAACAGCGGCAGGACTTGTTCGGCGCACAGGAATGTCGTGTGTCGTGGGGCACTCGCACCGCCAGGGATATCAGCCCATCACCTTCGATGTGAATGGCAACTACACGCGCACCCTGTTTGGCATGGAGGTGGGTCACCTCACCGATATCAAGTCACCTGGCATGCAGTACGTGAAGACACACAACTGGCAGGCAGGCTGGGCCGTTGTGTACGTCGATGGGCAAAACGTCTACCCCCATCTCATCCCCATTTCCGGCAAGTCTTTCGTCTTTGAGGGAGAGCGTTACTCGTGGAGCTGACTGATCGGGAGCTACAGGTGATCACTCAGGGGGCGACTAATGCTTACAACGCACAACGAAAGTTCATGGATCTCGGTGACCTCATCAATGAGGCTGTCGTGTGGGCACTCACGCACGAGAAGAAGTTGCTCATGTGGCGGGAGAAGGGCAAGCACGGTGAGAACCTGCTGCGATTCTCTGCGAAGCAGCATTGCCTGTCGCTGATTGGCAAGGAGCGCAGGCGCATCTATGTGTTGGAGAAGGATGACATTGCCTACTACACGCCTGCGATTGTGCGTGAGGTACTGCCTGACATCTTCGACATTGACGACTGGCTGTCAGGTTCCACGAATGATCAGGAGCGGGTATCGGGTACGTCCCGACCGAGCGAGGGCAACACTCGCCTCGCCACGGTGGTCGATGTGAAGTCGGGCTTTGAATCTTTGAGTGATGACGACAAGGCCCTGCTCACCGATCTGTATGCCGATGGTGGTGTCACGCATCAAGTGCTGGCAGCCACGTTGGAGGTTGCCGAGAAGACCATTCAACGCCGGGAGCAGCGTGCTGTGCAGCGCCTGGTGGACAGGCTTGGTGGTGAACTGCCGTGGTGGGATATGAAAGGGATAAGCGCATGAGTTGGTGGGCAATCCCCCTGATCGGGGGCTTGAGTGTGTTAGGGATGCTCGCTGGTTGGACGGTTGGTAGCTTCTTGCTCGCCCTCAGGGATGAGCCGCATGATATCTGGGAGGACTGGGAAGATTGAGGCGCAACTGGTGCAGGCCCCTGACTTATTGAGTAAGGACCCGCACCAGAAGCAGTCCATCATTGCTTACCCACTTCACTTCGGATCTTGTTCACGAAACCCCACAACTCATCCCTCACCACAGCATCAGGGTGAGTCATTGCCCATTGCGAGAACATCGCCTCTACTTTGTCCAGGGTGTCCCGCTCCCCCAGGATGTAGCCATCCCGCTTCATGCGGGAGTAGTCCGTCTCAAACAACATCGTCATCAGCCTCAGTAGGTGCAATCAAGTGTGCGCCACAGGCCAGGCACCTGATGTCCGTGAAGTACATGGCAATCTGCTTGTCATGGAACACCGTGATCGTTGCCATGTTGTCGTTCCCACACAGGCACACATGCGTAGGGCCAGCCCAGCGATAGTCAGGGCCACCCTCACTCAGCTCGTGGAAGATGTGCGACCACGGCTTGACCTCGCTCATGCGGGTGTGACCACCAGGGAATCAACCCCGACAGCGTGCTGACAGGTGCAGCCATGACAGCGTGCATGGCACTCCGCAGCCATGTCTAGGAACTGTCCTCCCCCACCTGATCGCCAGATGCGATTCCACTTAGCACCCTCAACACAGTCCTGGCATGTCATGCGACCTGCCTCCGCTCCGTAATCGGAATGACAGGCACATCCAGCAGGATGTTCATGGATCGGCGTAGCCGATACCTGTCCTCAGGTGTAGTGCCAGCCCAGTAGCCGTCCTTCTCGTGATGCAAGGCCCACATGAGGCACGCATCACGAGCATGGCAGTCGTTACAGAGCTGATCCATGAGTGCCCGTGTCGCACGGGTCACGGCATTGAATGAGGACGGGTAGTAGATCTCAGGATCTACCTCACGGCACGGTTCAGAGCCGTCATAGGGCGGGTAGGCGGCCATTAGGCCACCTCTAGGGTGCGATCGTGCTTGTCGTTCTCTGCCAACACCTCATCAACGGCCTCATCGGTGTACCCGTACCACTTCACCGCAATCTCGGCGTAGTCGATAGCCCAGCGAGGCACCCGTGGTGCAGGCCAGGGGTCCATGCCCCGCTGCGTGCAGTAGTGCAGGTACAGCAGGCGTGCGAGTGCCTGCGTAGCCCTCTGATCTTCGATGTTCATTGGTCTAGTCGTCCTTTCCTTAGGTCTGTACTGGTATGTTAGTATCAAAGGTTTGATTCGGCGTCCGACACGCCGAGAGGGGCCAGATTTGCCCCATTTTTATTGGGTTTTTCGGCACTCGTGTGACAGGTGCAGGAACAGGTGTAGATGTGGTCAGTCAGGCGTGAAGGGAAGCTGACGATGCACCGCTCATGCACCTGATCCATGCACCAACCGAACATGCTGCCCTTAGGGGTGTGGTCGCTACTTGTGCGCGTACCCCTGGTCTTGCGGGTCACAGGTTGTCCTCCGTGATCTCAACCTTAACCATCCGTTCCATACCCAAGGCATGATGCGTGTCGCACCACTCCTCTAAGCCTGGATAGTGCGCTCGGTGCGACACGGACTCCCACTCATCAATGCCCTCCCACCTGTGCCCAGGAATGTCCTGTTCTGCTTCGGAGGGAATGAGCATCACGTCCACGGCAACGAGCGGAAAGTCTTGGAAGAAGTCATGCACGCGGCGGTCGTCCTCCTCTACTTCCCAGCACTCAGACTTGATGAGGTCGATACCGATGTGTTCTTCCGTGATGCTCTTCGCCACACTCACCACGATTCGGGCCTGGCATTCACCACCCCGGCAGTATTCACAGGCAGGTATCCCCTTAGCCACCGGAGTCGCCACTTTCGATCCAGTTGTCGCTGACGTAATCGGTGAGCAGCGCATAACCGAAGTAGTCGTCGTTGGGATGCTGCGCCATATCCCACAGCACCTGAACGTCGAAGCCCTGTGCCTTGACGTACTCACGGGCCAGGATCATGGCGGCAGGGTTGTCCCCCACCCAGTAGACCATCTTGGCCTTCCAGTTGATCGGCTCTGTCATGCTGGGCTCTGACACCTCAAAGCGTCCATCCTGTGCGGCCCAGTCAATCCCAGCCCAGCGCATGCTGGATTGGGTGAGCCTGTCGAAGTCGTGCTGTGACAGGTGAATGTCCATGTCTAGTCCTCTTTCCCCTTCTCTTGTTTCTAGTGTCATGTTAGCTCGCGGCCTGTCGATAGGCCACCAAGTCCACTAGCAGTTCCTCCACGCTCGGGGCAGGCTGCCCCGTCAGGTTGATGTAGGCCTCCATGAGAGCAGCGCCACGCGCTACTGCCAGGTCGTAGTCGGTCATGCACTTACCTCCCTGTGTTTTGTAAGCATCGACAGATAATCAAACGCCTGCTCCCCTACATGCTGCGTGTACGCAGGAGGGAACCCTTCCTTCAGCTCATTCCAAGTCAGGTCACGGGTCACACCCATCACCTGACGACCATGCTCCACGTTGCGTGCAGTCCTGCCGCCTTGCGGAATGTCATCCTTCGGTACGTGATACACACCCCACGGCCTGCCCTGCTCCTTGTGCTTGCACCCTGAACCTGTCAGCGGGATCGCATCGGAGGCGAACAGGCGATGCCTGCGAACCCCTAGCGCATACGCCGAGCCACACTCAATCGCTGCACCCTCCATGCCTGGTGCCCCTGGTACGTTCTCCACGATCCACGCCGTGTCATGCGCCCTGAGTAGGGCAAGCGTGGGCGTGAGCAGATCCTCATACTTAGACTTCCCTCCTTGTGCTGCGCGTAGATGCTTCGCCCTCGTGTGTGCCTGACATGGCGGTGATGCATGAATCAGGTCGAACCCTGACAGGTAGTCGGTGTCAGCCAGGACAGCCAGCGCATCGCCCTGATGGAACTCATACGGATAGTTGGGTTGTGCGTTGATGTCCCAGCCCACGACCTCGGTGAACCCGGCAGCGTGATACCCGTCTGAGGCCATGCCTGCGCCACAGAACAGATCCAGCAGCCTCATGCGTCAGCCCCAAGCAGACGCTCCTCTTTCTCCCACTTGATCTGGTTGTCCACCCATGCGTCATAGGCCGCAGCCGCAGCCTCCCGGTCCTCCTGCTCCTGACAGTCAGGACACAGGCCCAGGCGGTACAGTCCACACTCACTCATACCCTTGTTCCTTCCTCGTTGTTAGTATCAGGTCATGCCTGCGTTCCTTGTGTTGGCGGTAACGCATCCAGCGGTACTCATCCCACACAGCCACAGCCACAGGGAATCCAATGAACATGATGAACACGAGCAGGATCAGCTCAGGGATAGGTGCGCTCATCACGCCTCCTCCCACAAGACCTCAACCTGACCCATGTCATCGAACACAGGCGCACCACTCACACTCATAGGAATGTGCATAGCCCCCATCTCATTAGTCCTGCCCTTCTCGTACCAGCAGCCATGCTCCGGCCACGCCTGAAATGTCATGCCCTCGTACTCCATCTCGTCACGCATGTCACACCTCCATTTCTTCCGTGTAATCCACCAGGCCAAGCGCGTCATACAGCTCGCGCAACTGCCGCACATTGGCACGGCAGGCGTCGTAAGAAGGGCCAGGGCAATCCCTGCCCTGCATGGAGTAATCCTCCAGCACTTCACACACAGCCTTTATCTCGTCAGGCGTGAGAAGCAGCGCCGTCATGTTCCCGCTCGTCACCTCAGCCATGTCGGGCCTCCTTCTCGTCAAGGTCGAACGCCGCCAGGAACGCAGCAGACAAGGCCTCATCAAGCGTGGCAATCGCCTCAAGGAAGTCAGGATTGTCGTTGCTGTTGCGTGCAGGGTGTGCTTCTAGCCACACCTGGAACTGGTTAATCCTGTGCTGCGTGCTGTTCATGTCATGCCTCCTTGACTAGTGCAGCAGCGATGAAGTCTTCACGCTTGACCGTGACGCCTGGCTCGCTTGCGATGCCTGTCTGCCAGTCGTAGTCGTACAGCGAAACCGTGTCGGTGCTGTAGTCGTAGACCGGGATCGGATGCTCGTTGTCGCTGACGTAGTTCAGCGTCACGCCCCAGCCCGTATCCAGGTCAGGTCGATCCACGATCTCGCTGATGATGATGCGATTGGCGTAGGCCTCATCACCTGGCAGGCGTCCTGCCCGTGATGCACGATCCAGGGCACGGGCGAACGTCGCGAGCATCCCCTCCCCCGCCCAATGCCCGTAGATGTAGAGCGTGTTCCCGTCGTGCTGCTTCAGTCCAAAGTTTGCGCGATCTCCCATGATCTTTCCTTTCGTTTCGTTGTGTAGTGTAAGTATCTCACCGCTTAGAAGCAACGGCAAGCCCGATCATGTTCTTTGCACCGTGCGGCAGGAACGCAATCGTCACCGCACGATCCCTCTTCATGCACAGTCTGCACTCGGCGCAAGTCACCCCGCGTGTCTGATTAGGGCACACGATGACGCGCTTGCCTGCCACCTTCTGCCCGATCAGCTCATCGTCCTCCCCCGTAGCCACCAGCACCGTGTCCCACCCGTTAGCCGCTGCCTTCTCCAACTCCTCAGGTGTCTCGCATGATGCGTTAGGCACAAGGTTGGACGGAAACTCTGCGGGTGTGCGATCAGGCCAGGAGTGCAGGTACGTCCACCCCAGCGTGTCGGGCCTGTCAATGTGCGCCTGTCCAATCTCAGCGACGTACTCAGCGGTTGGCTCCCCCGACACAGCGTGTCGGACTAGCGTGCCTTGCGGCAGGTTGCGGATACCGTCAGCCGTGCGTGTCAGATCCTCGGTGCCGTACCTTTCTGCGGTCTTGAATGGACTGTTACCCATTTTGCCCTGATTGGCGTAGCAAATCTTCAGGAATGGGCACCGATCAGGACAGGTATCGCCCGTGATGTAGGTAGCAGCGACCTTGCCCGTCTTCTTGTTGTTGGTCTTCGGGACCAGATGCACCTTCATGCCACGCACCAGCAATCTTTCGCATCGTGAGAGGCCCGAACATCTAGGTCATGGCATACGCAATCGCACTTCATGCGTCCCTCACCTCCGTCTGCACAATCTCCAGGTGTCCAGGTCCATTACCCTCAGGGTCACGCATCGGGATCAAAGCTGATCCGTCATTGAGGATCAGCACCCATGCCCTCTCCTCATCGCCCTGCCAGTAGAAGTCTTCGACCTCATCGGGTGCCATAGGTCGCACCTTGATGATCGTCTTCCCTACTAGTTGCTTGTAGTGGTCGGCGTAGTAGTTGTAGTTGTCACTCATGTCTGCCTCACTTCACCTTGATCGTGTCGCCGGACTTGACGATCTGCGCGTACCACTTGCGTGACTTGTACGGGTCGGGACCTACGACGTAGTACGCCCCGTCCGGTGCCTCTCGCAGCGGCCCGGCGTACTCATTACCGAAGACTGAGGTCGCCTCCAGATACGTCGTGTGTCCTGCCTTGATTGTCTCGGTCAATGCCTTCTTGCTGGCGAAGCGTGTGTTGTCGTCTGACCAGATACCTTGTGTCACGTTGTCTCCTTTAGTTTCTAGTGCGTTGTTAGGATCAAGCCAGGGAGAGCAACCCCTGGTCGGTCAAGTACTGATCTAGTGCGGCGCGTAGTTCATCATCGCTAACCGTGTAGGGCTCCTGCTCGGACGGGTTGCGTGCGTGGTCCCAAGGCCTCACCTGTACACAGTCCGGACACGATCCGTCAGGAGCGAACAGGTCAGCCAAGCGTGAGCCCTGCTGGTATTCGATGCTCCAACCTAGGGTCGGGTGGATCAGCTTTGTGTCAGCCACGATGCGTGTTCCTTTCGTCTAGTCGTCAAGCCACACGATGCGTGCTGGCCTGTCGATCACCGGGAGTCGGATACTCCCGTCTGGTGCGTCTATTGCCTGCCACCCGTTCACTACCCTGCGACAACGTCGGCAGGCTAGGTCGTGCCCATTCCAATCAGGATCATCCGACCTGACCTCGTACCCCTCCGAGTAGGGAGGGAAGCCCTCGAAGTCCTCCGTGTTCCCGCAGCAGCAGCGCCAGGTACCACCCGTCGCAGACTCTATGATGTACTCTGCCATGTTAGCATCCTCCTAGAAGTCTGCCATGACGATCGGCTGGATAAGTCGTCGCTCCGCGGCGTAGTCGGGACCTGTCGGCGCGTAGTCCGAGCGGACGTAGCGTCGGACAGGAGCATCATCATCGACGGGTGCGATAGGTGCCAGGAGTCCCGTCGACGGGTCCACAACCTCACGCCGCTTACGGCGAGGACGGGACACATAGGCAGGAGCCCAACCGTCAGGATGGGAAGCCGTCCGAAGACCATAGGCGCGGCGTGCCGCGACTCTAGGAGTCCTGGCTGGATCTATCCATGACGGACCATACACACCCGCGCTAGTGGCGCGGGACATAACCTGACCTCCATCTCATCTAGTCTCTTCTTACCTTGCTAGTGCCTAGCCTACCACACTTTCACTTACCTGTCAACAGTATTGGGAAGGTTTCCTAAGTACTCCCCCGGCGTCCGGTTTGATGTAGGAGTCTGACCTAGTGGCCTGTCCCTCTCTTCTGTTGTGACCTCAGTCAATCATACTTCCATCCTCCTGTCAATACCAATTCCCCCATAGGCAGGTAACAGATAGGTCACGCTTACATCAACCCTGGCACAGCTCTGGAGTGTGTAAGAATCTGGACTAGGTCCAGACAGACAGGCTACGGTGGCGTAGGTTACGGGTCCGTAGGTTAGGGATGGGGATAGTCTCCCCTGCTTCCTGTCACCTCTACTGTCCTACATCAAGGGGAGGACAGACCTATATGTATACACACGGGAGGGCAGGCCCTCCCCCCTGGGGAGTGGGAGGGGGACTAGGTGTGATATCCGCATGACAACCCTTGCCCTGATCAGCCTTTGATCAACCGCTTGCGCCTGTCAGCCTGACCCCAGGGTGTTAAGAATACTATCTATATATATATAATATTATCCCTATCACCTTCCGCGTAGCATTGTAATCTTGCTGTCAGAGCTGACCCCTGTACCTGTCTGACCCCACTCCTATCTAGCCTGTTCTGTACCTGTATGTCCGTTATTTACTGTGAGGTGCGTCACATTTAGGTAAAATCTTGCTGTTCAGGTGTCCACCTACCCCCCCTGAAACCAGGGATATACATATAGAGCCTTTTACTAAAGGCGCCCCTTCAGGGGGGCGCCGCTATAGGTACTTCAGTCAGGTATAGGTAGACCTATATCTGTAGGGACAGGTCTGTCCTGGCTCCGTCTCGGGAGCAAGCTCCCTCGCCGGAGTAAATATAGGTTCCGTTTTCCACAGGCTGTGGATATGAGCCTGTGACCCCCCTTGCAGGGTGTCCCCTGATTTGGGTGAGGAGTCCTGGGTGGCTGCGAATAGTGCTGGCAGGAAGCGCAACGATAATCCGGCTGAGGCGAAGAAGCGGTTCCTTGAGTATTACAACGAGGGCCGCACGATCAATGATGCGCTGAAGCTGGCGGGTCGGACTCGCACGACGTATGAGACGTGGCGGCGGTCGGATGCCCAGTTCGCGGTGGATGCGGATCGGATCCGGCAGATGCGCCTGGGGGCGCAGCATGTGCAGGGCGAGCAACTGTCTTTCTCAGATTTTTCTGAGAGGTATTTGGGCGCTCGGGTGTTCCCGCACATGCAGAACGTGGTGGACCTGATTGAGGGCAACGAGCCGGATTGGCGTCATCCGGGGATGACGTATGAGCGGGGCGAGCAGGATCTGCTGATCGTGAACATGCCCCCTGAGCATGCCAAGACGACGAGCGTGACGATCAACTACGTCACCTACCGGATCTGCATGGATCCCAACGTCAGGATCATTCTGGTGTCAAAGACCCAGGACATGGCGAAGAAGATGCTGTACGCGGTGAAGACCCGCCTGACGCATCCCAAGTATGCCGAGATGATCGCGAACTACGCCCCGGTCGGGGGGTTCGATAAGAACTCTGAGGCCTGGAACCAGAACATGATCTACGTCTCTGGCGACGCCAGGGATTCTGGTGAGAAGGACCCGACTGTGCAGGCCCTGGGTATTCGGGGTCATATCTATGGTGCCCGTGCGGATCTGATCATCATGGACGACTGCGTCGATCTGACGAACGCCCACGAGTTTGAGAAGCAGATTGATTGGCTTCAGTCCGAGGTGATCTCGCGTATCTCTAGCCAGGGCGCCCTGCTGGTGGTGGGGACCCGCCTGGCGAGCAAGGATCTGTATTCGGAGCTGCGGGATAACACCCGCTATCCCGATGAGGTCAGCCCCTGGACGTACCTGGCGATGCCAGCGGTGCTGGAGTTCGCGGAGGAACCGAAGGATTGGTTCACGCTGTGGCCTAGGTCCAACCAGCCCGAGGCCGGGGCCAGGGGTGAAGACACCGAGCCGGGTGAGGATGGACTGTTCCCGAAATGGGACGGGCCACGCCTAGCCAAGAAGAGGGCTCGGGTGTCCCCCAGGGCTTGGGCTTTGGTGTATCAGCAGCAGCAGGTAGCCGATCAGGGCATCTTCTCCGCTGAGGCACTACGGGCTTCCATCAATGGCAACCGCATGACCGGGTTGATGCCTCGCGGCATGGTGAACTGCCGCCCTGACGGGATGGATGGGCTGATATGTGTAGCTGGCTTGGACCCGGCAATGGCGGGACATACGGCAGCCGTGGTGATCGGCTTGGATCCAGCGACGCAGAGACGTTACGTGCTGGACATTTGGAACAAGCCAGCGATGACACCGGACCAGATCAGGGATTTGATCCGAGAGTGGACCACTAAGTACGGCATTACCGAATGGCGCGTGGAGAAGAACGCCTTCCAGTCGATGCTCACCCAAGACCGTGAGGTCAGGGAGTATCTGGCTGGTGCTGGTGCGATCCTGCGGGAGCATTTCACCGGATCCAATAAGCATGATGTGGATTTCGGTGTCGCGTCGATGACGACGCTGTGGGCTGGTTGGGAAGATAAGCGGCAGTTGATTGAGTTGCCTTCGACTGCGATCTCTGAATCCAGCAAGGCCCTGGTAGAGCAGTTGCTGATCTGGCATCCTGCCGCACCGAAAACACAAAAGACCGACATCGTGATGGCGTTGTGGTTTGCCGAGTTGGGATGTCGTGATCGCGTGACCGCGATGAGTAACTACGCCCGGTCCCATGTGAATAACCCGTTCGTGACTCGTTTCGATAAGGCGGGTAGGGCGACGGTGAACCTAAATGATGCGGAACGTGACCGCATGTTCGTGACTCTGTAGGAGGATGGGTGCCGACAACGGCTGAGGTTGCCAACCTCTACAACAGGCTGCGTGTGCAGAACAATGATCGTGACCAGCGCATGCGTGACATAAAGCAGGTCCGTGGCGGTCAGATGGGGATGGTGTTCCCCGAGCTGTTCCCTGAGGATGGCCCCTTCACTCGCCCCATTGTGGCGAACATGGTCGATGTTGCGGCGCGGGATCTTGCTGAGGTTATCGCTCCCCTGCCGTCGTTCAACTGCTCTAGCTCGTCAATGGTGTCCGATCGTGCGCGAATGTTCGCTGAGAAGCGCACCCGCATCGCCACCTACTATGTGCAGTATTCGCAGTTGCAGAAGCAGGCGTACACGGCTGCTGACCGCTATGTGACGTACGGCTTTGTTCCTGGCATCGTGGAGATTGACTGGGACGAGCGCATGCCGCGCATCAAGTGGCTGGACTCTATGGGCACCTACACGGTGCGGGACCGTAGGGACCGTGTGAAGGCGCTGTTCCAGACGATCAACTATCACATTGATGATCTGATCGCGAAGTTCCCGGTGCTGGAGAATGTGATTCTCTCGCAGGTTCCTGGTGCGTCAACGAAGATTGAGGTTGTTCGCTACCACGACAAGGACGTGGACATTCTGTTCCTGCCCGGTGAGGGCGGCATTGAACTGATCCGCACACCTAACCCGGTGGGCAAGTGCCTTGCCGTGGAGGTGCGTCGTCCTGGTTTGGATGATGACCCGCGTGGGCAGTTCGATGATGTGATTGCTGTTCAGGTGGCGAAGGCACGTTTCGCGCTGCTGGCGATGGAGGCTGCACAGAAGTCGGTGCAGGCACCTATCGCCCTGCCCCAGGATGTGCAGGAACTGTCCCTGGGTGCAGACGCCGTGCTGCGGTCTACGACACCGGAGAAGATTCGGCGTATCCCGCTTGAGGTTCCTGCTGCTGCGTTCCAGGAGCAGGGCATTTTGGATCAGGAGCTGCGTCAGGGTTCACGTTACCCCGAGGTGCGTGGCGGCAACCTGGATGCGTCCATCGTGACGGGTCGCGGTGTGCAGGCCCTGATGAGCGGTTTCGATACACAGGTGCGTACCGCGCATGCCATGTTCGCGGAAGCCTACACAGATTTGGTCGCCCTCTGCTTTGAGGTGGAGGAGCGATGCTGGCCTGCGTTCCGCAAGACGGTTCGCGGGAACGATAACGGCACCCCGTATGAGGTTTCATACTCCCCCGAGAAAGACATCAAGAACGATTACTCGGTGGATATCCAGTATGGCCTCATGGCGGGTCTGGACCCTAACCGCGCTTTGGTGTTTGGGTTGCAGGCCCGTGGGGATCGCCTCATCTCGCAGGACTGGCTTCGCCGCTCCTTGCCTTTCTCGCTGAATGCGACGGAGGAAGAGCAGAAGCTGGACATTGAGGATATGCGCCAGGCGTTGCGCCAGGCCGTATCCGGCTATGCCCAGGCAATTCCTGTGCTAGCGCAGAACGGGCAGGATCCCGGCGAGATTCTTTCCCGCCTGGCGATCATCATCGAAGGACGCCAGAAGGGTAAGCCGATTGAGGAAGTGATCGCTGAAGCGTTCGCTCCCCCTGAGCCCCCACCCGGCATGGTTGATCCGATGGTTGATGACGCCTCCCCGGTCCCTGGCGATCCCATGCAGGATCCCATGTCGGGTGGTGGACCTGAGTCCCTTGAGGGCATTGACGCGATGGGTCGGGTGCGTGGTGTTGCACCGGGCCAAGCGGGTCTTCCTCCCGGCGGCAGGCCGGATCTGAACTTCCTGCTGGCTGGTTTGTCAGCACGCGGTGAGCCGAATCTCTCCGCTTCTGTATCACGACGAGTTCCCATCGCATAAGGAGTAGTTATGGCGGTTCCCGCAGCAGCACCGAAGAAGCCCGCAAACCAGGGCGGTAAGGCCCCGGCGTATGTGCAGCCTGTGAATCATCAGGAGAAGGCCGTGTCGGGTACGAACGCGCTTCCTCACCAGTACAGCCCGACGCATGGCGTGTGGGCAGATCACATTGCTGCGAAGCAGCCGGGTGGTACTCGTGGCTCCGGTAAGGGCGCTCGATGAAGGCACAGTCCGCTAAAGGCAGCACCGGAAAGCGAGCGGCTGCCCGGAAGGCAACGCCATCTGGGCGTAATGGCGGTGCTGGAATCAATCGTCAGGGCAGCTCGTCTGCCTCTGGCTACTACCACGACCGTAGTTGGCCCAGCCAGAAGTCAACTTCCAAGTCGAAGAAGAAGTAGTAGCCATGTGCAATTTCTGTGGTTGCCAGACAAAGACAGGTCAGGGTTATGGCGGTCGCAAGCTGCCCGACAGCACAGCCCAGCACGAGCGCACTGAGTCACAGGTTGAGCAGATCTTTGAGTACGGCAAGGTCACTAACAAAAAGGCGGCGAAGTCCTGATGCCTAACATCAAGAAGACCTACAAGCCACTTCCTGGCGGGAGTAAGGGCAGCAAGATGGTTGCTGTTGGCAAGAAGCCCCCGACTCCGGTTAAGCCTCTGCCCATTAAGGGCTCAAAGCGTGGCAAGTAAGAAGGATTCACGCCTGGACCGTGCTGGTGTTTCTGGCTACAACAAGCCGAAGCGCACACCCAACCACCCCACAAAGTCGCACGTCGTTGTGGCTAAAGAGGGATCGCAGATCAAGACGATCCGGTTTGGTCAGCAGGGTGTGACGGGTGACAGGCAGCCCACGAAACGTCAGGCGTCGTTTAAAGCACGCCATGCGAAGAACATTGCGAAGGGCAAGATGAGTGCGGCCTATTGGGCCGACAAAGTGAAGTGGTAGGGAGCCGGGTGTGGAAGAAAACGAGGACTACGAAACCGAGCAGAGTGTTGAGGTTGAGCAGGCCGTCGTTGTTGAAGCCACACCCTGGTTCAACTCTGACACGGTAGCCACATCAATGGTGTTCGCATCGCAGATGGCGCAAGCCGCAGCAGACCACTTCCAGAACCTTGCCTTCCTGGCTTTGGGCCAGTCAGCGCATGAGTGGGTTCGCCAGGATCGTGAAGAGTTTGTGGATGAGACGGCTTCGGACATTGCGAAGTTGCTTGAGGTGAAGGAGCAGGATGGCTGAACAGCAGGGTGGTTACCGTCGCCCCAGCAATCCTGCCCCTGTCTCAGGGCCGGGTGCTTTGTCGCGTCGCACGGATGGTCGTCAGGGTGCCCGGTACATGTCTGGTGGTGAGTACGGGGAGGGCCAGGAGATGATGGATCTTCAGACCTCTGCCCCGATGTCGAAGGCTCCCGAGCAGCCGCGCATGCGGCGGCCTCGTAGCGGTGGTCAGGTGGTTGAGGAGGGCATGCGCCCTACTCCCCTGTTCGCTCCTACGGAGAGTCCCGACGAGCCGATTACTGCGGGCGCCCCGTTCGGCCCCGGACCTGGGCCCGCGGAGAGCGCCCCTCTGCCCAGCCAGCCCAATCGCAACCTTGATGTAGTAACCCGCTATTTGCCGGTACTGCGTCAAGTCGCCACGTACGAAGGAACGCCGGACAGATTCCGAGCCCTCGTTCAGTATTTGCAGGGGTCAGTGTGAAGAAGCGCGTATGGAAAGCCGGAACAGTGTGGGACAACTTCGCGGCTGCTGCTGACTCGGTCGGTTTCCAGAATGCAGATGTCGCGTGGGGACTGGCGCAGGTTCCGTGGGAATCAATTGTTGACCGCGACCAGTTCCTGGACGCATTGACTGCACAGCGAACCCGCGACACTTATGGCGACAGGATCCTTGGTGGGTAACTTCCTAGAGGACTTTCTGTTTGGAACGCCCGATCAATCTACGGGTGAGGTGAGCGGCGGCATTCCTGCCGTCGCGGATTGGCTGTGGCCGTTTGAAAACACCCCCGTGTCAACAGCTCTTGACTCTACGGCGGGTGGTCTGCTCACCGCACCCGCACGCGCGGGGGCTCAGGTGGTCGGTGCGGGGCTGACCTTCCTTGATGCCGTTGAGTCCTACGCAATTGCTAGGCCAACATCTACAGCCCTGCAAGCAGGCGCAACATCTAGGTACAATGTCAACCCACTCTATAGAGACGGCATACAGTGGCAAGACTTTGTCAGCATGTGGAATGCCAGTGAGTACATCTCACCCGCACGTGCACTTGTGCAGAATCGCCTAGCACAGAGTTCGCCACAAGAGGTTGCTCTGGATGCACCAACTGAGCAGGCAGATCTGTATCGCGCAATCACAAATCCCTATCCCACGACTGGTGGGGTAAGTCGCGAGCAGTACGAACGGGCCTGGGACAACTCGCCATTTGGGACCATTGTTTCTGGCATTTATGACGCCGGGTTCCTAATTGTTGCTGGCGGTAAGGGCGTAAACGCCGCTGCACGAACAGCGAAGAAGGCGGCGGGCCTAAACACGCAGATTGTGGAATTGCGTCAACTCTACAGTCTACGCGAGTCCATTGATACCTACAAGGCGTTCCGTGCGAGTGGCGGCACACAGGGTCGCTTTAGCGTTCCTGGGCGGCTGATTGAGGATCTTGCCAAGGAAACCGACGTTGCCAGAGTTCGCAGTTCCCCGCTTTTGACGAACTGGACGCGCCCGAGTTCGTTCTATGCCGACGAGCTATCTCAACTGATTGCTCGAACAGACAATGAGGATCTGATCACCGAGCTGGTCCTTGCAGATCGTGGCGACGCGCTCGCTCTGGGCCGCCTCTTCCAAACGGCTCCAGACTCAGTGTGGTCCCTCACCCACATGAACGACAAGATGGCGCGTGAATTTGCCGTCGGTGGGCAATTCATTCCCACCCCCCAAATGGCTCGCGTCATCGAGGCAACGTTCGATTCCGCTTTAGAGCGAGATGAGTTCTTTACCACTGTGCGTGACATCTTTATGACAAGCAAGGTGGACGACCCGCTTGACGCTTTGGGTGAGGGACTGGAGTCAGGTAAACTCAATGCCCTACGCGGAACGGGCTCTGACTTCGTGCCAATTGGCAGCGAGGGAGTAGCACCGATTGCCAATGCGGCTGGCATGGCTCAACGCTGGCTACGTCGCACAATGGCAGACGCTCGCATCAATCGGCCCAATACGTTCGTTGAGGTTCCCTTGGGCGCACAGAACTCTGGCCCCCTCACGACGCTTCTGTTTTGGGCTGGCAGCCGCCAGCCGCTGAACATGGTTAGCTACAACCGTCTGCGTCCAGACGAAGTTGTTGAAGAGATGATGGCCTATTCTCGCAGCGCTCGCACGCTGCGTCAGGGCACCTGGACCGTCACCCGCACCGACCCGGACACCGGCGTAGCCTCAAACCTTGAAGTCGCCTCGTGGCAGTGGCGATCCGAAGCGATCGCTCGCTTGACTGCGGCTAAGGCGCAAGGAGATGTGGCACTTGACGCAACTGTGCGCGACCTGCAAAAGGAACTCATGTCGGTCGCCGTGAACAAGTACAACGTTCCGGCTCAGCGCGCCGAAGAGATCATTGAGGGCCTTCAGCAGCAAGTCGATGGCGCAGCGGCACAGGTAGCGCAGGACGGGTTCTTTATGGACGGCCCTGTCCGGAAAATCATTGACCCCGTAACCATGCGGCAGTTGCCGGACTCACGCATGCTTATGCCCCTTGACGACCTTGATTGGGCACTTCGCATCAACAGCACAACGGGATACGCCCAGCGCGGCAGAGGGACCAGGCGCGTACTTCGTGGGGGGGCAGCGACAGCGGATTTGATCTTCAAGTGGTTCCGGACCAACATTCTCTTTAGGCCTGGGTACACGCCGAAGAACTCCTTTGCTGAGCCGGGACTGTCAGAGATCTTGGCTGATGGCAGTTTGTTCCCACAGGATGGGTTGCTTAATGCGCTCAAGAGGTTCGACGCCAACAATGATCGTCGCATCCTTCAGTTCAAGTTTGCGGTTGCCGATCGTTTGCCCCTGAGCCCCGCGCGTCGTGATGCTGGCAAGGCGCAGGAAGTCTTCGCTTCGTATCTGGAGAAGAGCAGGCGTCTTGACGAACTTGAGGCGCACATTGCTGATCTGGACTCGGCGGGTACATCACCAGCCGTTCGTGCAGCGCACCTAAACCTGGCTAAAGAGGAGCGCAAGATTACCTATGCTCAAGTTAAGGCACTTGAGCAGCAGTTGGACCTGATTGACGATAAGTGGACCCAGGTCGATGAGGTGCCAACATATGCAGAACTATCTGATCGTGTTAAGGGCCTGACGGCTGCACTTACGGATCCCGACTTCACCGCAACCGCGACTCGTCGCATGGACGAGTTGCGTGACTTGGCAGTATCGCGCCAGGACGGCGCTCGTGATCTCGCTTCCACAATGGAGGAGATCAAGAGGCTCCGCTCGCGTAGGAGCCAGCTTGTGGCGCAGCGGGACAAACTGTATCAGCGTGACGGTCGCCGTGCGGCTGAGCGCGATCTCAAGAATCCCGCAAAGAACAAGCGCCGGGACCTTTTGGATCCCGAGAATCCTGATGCGAGGATTGCACCCGACTGGATCGAGCAGCTTGCTCGCGTCAACGACCCGCGTGACATGACCTCTATGAGCAGGGTGCCGGGGCGCAGTGACGCGACACGCCGCGTGGAAAGTGTCATTAGAAGTATCAGCTATATGGACGAGAAGATCGCCGACCTTGAGGCGACGGCACGACTGATTTCCCGTAAGAAGGTCCCCTCTTCTGGACTGACGCCTGTGGAACAGGCCGAGTTGGATCAATTGAGCGCTCTCGTGATTGCTCGCAGTCGCGTTGATCTTGGCGACGTTGATGCCAAATCGGTACTGGATGACCTTACGGTAAAGCTTGATGCGATCCGTGAGGAAACATTTACGCTTGAGCCCACGGCGTTGAAGCGCATGCAGGAGCTCCGAGAGGAACTTGCCAAGCTGGATGGTGAGCGCGCCTCGCTATCTTCTCGCATCGCCGCCCGAGTGCTGGCCCGTGAGCGCCTTTCAAGGCGCGAGTTTAGCGGCGAGACTGACTACCAAATGAACGTCGGTGGGATCAGTTACACAATTCCGGCCCCGTTCGCGACAACTGGAAACTACGGGTCGGCGCTGCGTGCCGAAACAAGTGCTGGTTTGACGGCTGCCCAAACAATGACGGGTGGCAGGCTGAACGGTTCAAACGCAGGAATGCGCTGGCGGCAGTCCGAGCAGGGTGAAGTAATTACTCCATTCGACCCTCGGTACTGGGACGAACTTACCTACGTGATTAACCGACACATTACGGGGGATGAGTTCGCGAACTTACTCCTCTCGGGCAAATCCGATGTAGAGATCCTGAGGTGGTTTGAGACTCCGGCGGGCAAGAACTACCGACAGAAAATGGGCTGGACCTACGACCAGTTGCGCGGGGGCCCGAGCGGTTCGGTCAAGGCCTCTCCGCTGGGCAGGGACACCAAAACTGACGCACGCATCACACTGTTTGAGGATGGCGTAATCGCCGAAAATCGTCGGCTTTTGACGCAGTATTTCCCTGACCCGGACTTCCGCAAGCAATTGGCAGAGTCGCGAGAGTGGACCGCCGGTGAGGTCCAATCGGCACTGGGACAGATTGAGGGGCTTGCCCCGATCTACGGCACGGGGTTGCAGTTCATCGGCAACCCCTTGGCAAGGGCCAACCGTGCCATCAATAATGGGATCAATGCCATTTGGAATGTTGGCGCCGTTCTGCCCGAATCTAGGTTTGCTCGCTGGACCTTCTACACCCGCGAGTATCAGCGCCAAATGGAACGCGAGATTAGGATCGCGCAGGACAGGGGCCAGATTGTAGACGGAGCAGCCCTTCAGGCGATGCGCACAACTGCGCAGTCGCGCTCGATTAAGGAGATGGAAAACACATTCTACAACGTACGTAGAATGACCAATCCAGTTTTCGCGTTGCGCTACATAACTGCCTTTGCCGCAGCTACGTGGAACACCGCCTATCGCTACTTCCGTCTCGCCTACCGCAACCCTGGCAGGGCTACCGTCCTGGCGAACACTTGGATGAACATCCTGGAGTTCGGCGGTACGGACGAAGAAGGTCGTGAGATCACTTCCTGGAAGGACGCAAAGCACCTTGTAATTTCATTCCCCGATGAGTGGAATGTGCCAATTGATCCGAATCTGAAGATTGATGTCAACTCAATCAACCTTGGCACTCAGGAGTCGGGCTACCTTCCCACGCTCACGGTGCCAGTGAGCATGGTCCTTCGCGAGAAGCCGGATTTGGAAAGAGCCATTAAGGACCGCTATCCCGAGGTATGGGAAGCGATGTTCGGATACGGCACCAACACCGATCCCAAATATGATCTTCTGGGAGTGCCGCTTGACCCCTTTATGGCTTCGTACCAGAAGAAGGCCGTCCTGCTTGCAAGAAACACCCCCGAGGTTGCTGGGATTGACAATCCCTTCTTCCAGGAAATCAGTGATGAAGACTGGGCCCGAGTCGTGATCCAGGATTACGACTATCAGATGTATCAGTGGGCGAAAGACGGACAGCGCGGCGAGATGCCAAAACTGGAGGACTCTTTCAAGAACGCACAGGACTACTACATCGACGGAACACTCGCCTCTTGGGCTAGCCCGGTGGCTTTGCGCTTGACACCCGAGGGGGAGTTCTACCGCAGAGAGTGGTTCAAGATTCGGGCCGGTTTTCCGAACAACTACGCTGCCGCCGTTGCCCAGGCACGCTTGATGTACGGACCCGAGTTCTTCTTTATGATGCAGTCAACCTCGGGCAACAGGGCAGGCATGCCCCCCACGCAAGATGCCTACGAAATCTGGAGCAGCAACCAGGACGTTCTCAGCGACCTTCGGGAGAAGTCCCCTAACAGTCCGAACGACCTGGCTCAGTTGTTGTTCCTGGATGAGCAAACATTCAATCAGGCCGACTTCTCCGAAGTCGTATACAACTGGCAATTCACGGCCTATCTCCCCGGCGATACCGAGCCGGTGCGGGACAGACTGACACCCCAGGAGCGTGAGGATGAGTACCGTATAGGCAGGTCGTGGGCGCAGTGGAATGCCGCTGTTACGAAGCGCGACGCACTTGCGCTTCAGTATGGCTTTAAATCACTACAGCCAGATGGTGAAAGCGCCTGGCTGTATGAGCAGTGGAAGTCGTTTGAGAAGTCGTTTGAAAATGACCCCGAGAATGCTCTATGGAAAGCCGATAAGGCAGAGTTTGATACAGGTCGCGCAGGGCGGGTTATCGACGGCATCGACTACCTCCTGAAGGATCGTCGATTCATGTCTACGATCGGCAAGTCTGTAACCTGGCAAACGATTCGCGATTATCGCGTTGAACTTTTCCGCGCCAGGCAAATGTATGAGGCTGCCGAATCAACTGAAGAGCGTCAGTCAATTGCAACGCAGTGGGATGAGTTCGTACGTACAAACTTTCTCCCGCAGGCCGGAAACTTTAGCGGGTACTACGAGAGATTCCTTGCGGGCCGCGACCTTTCTGGACAACAGCTTTTGGACAGACCGCTCAGCACAACTGGCTTTCCGCTTCCGAATCTACCTGAGGTGACTGCGAATGAGTAGGGTTTACGTTCCCGGTTACGGATATGTGAAGCAGGGAAGCGCTGGCACGTCGGGCTCTGTGAAGCCTGGACAGTCCCCTAAGCCAAAAAATCAGGCGGTATTCGACCCGGTTCCCCCATCCACTGACGTGTCAACTGATTCACCAACTGGCTCGCGATCTAGCATGCAAGGCGCTTACGGTATCGACGCTGGCGACCCAATCGTGTCATTTCCAAACATGAATTGGTACTACTCGTCTGCTGATGTCTATGGCACGCAGGACCCCTCTGACCCACGTTCCACCCTTAACCAGGGTGTTCTTGGGAACCCAGCCGACCCCAATCCGACTCCGATGTGGAACTACTCTGTCAATCCGACTCAGGCGGCAGAGGCTTACGACGATGACATGACGGTCCCGCCAGGGCTAAGGGCAATTCTTGATTCCATAGCGGAAACGATTCACCCCCTTAAGCAGGGTCGCTCTCTCTGGGAAGAAGCGGTAGCTGCGTCAGCCCTGGCTAGCCAGAGGGGCGACTACGTCACGCCCTATGCCGTTCTCAAGGAGCGTTATCTCAGTCCGAGCGGAATGCCTCAGTCTGACGGCGCCGACGGCCCTGGTAGTTACTCCTCTGGTGGCGGGTCATACGGCGGCGGTGGCTACGGAGGTGGCGGTGGAGGCGGTTCCGTCTCACTGACGAACCCGACTTCTGCCCGTGGCCTGCTGATGCAGACGATGCAGTCTGTCAACACGGCCTCATTTGAGGGTGGCACGACTGTGGGCTCTGGTGGCGTTGATCCCGGTGTGCTGGCCCTTGAGTTCGCTCAGGACCAGGAGGACTACACGGAACGTCAGGGTGACAACTACTTCCGTACATTCATGCAGGCTTTGGCTGGGGGTGTGTGATGGCTGACCAGCCGAGAACTGATCCTGATGCCCCTTCGGGTGGCCCTAACCCCAGCGGTCGTGGGCGTAGGAAGCCTGAGGCTATTCGTATCGCCCAGCGTGACATTCGTCTTGCCGAGCAGGCGCTGAAGGATGCCAAGGAACTTGGCTCCGCTACGGGCGTTACCGCTGCTGAAAAGCGACTAAAGGAAGCACGACAGGCGCTTCGCACGATCCAGAATGCTGATCCTGGTGAGGACCGCCAGGATGCTCGCCGTGACTTCATGCAGGACTACTTTGAGCGTCTTGGTCCTGAGGCTGCAAGCCTCGCGAAGCGTGACCCTGAACTGCGGAAACTGTTCGATCAGGCTATTCGCGAGGGCTGGGACGAAGCCAAGTTTGATTCGGAGTTAAAGAAGACTGACTGGTGGAGGGATCCCGCGAAGGGTTCCTCTTGGCAGAACGCTTTCCGAATGGAGTTTGAGGGTTCTCCTGGTCAATGGAATGAAGTGCTTGAGGATGCCAAGCGCACGATCCGCAAGCTGGCTGACGACACATACGACATGGTCATTGATGAAGCGACTTTGACCAAGATGGCACGTCGCTACCTGTACCAGGGCTGGGGCAAGAACGATAACGAGGGCCTGCGGGTTTGGCTGTCATCTCAGTTCTCTAAGCAGTCTGAGGCTGGTGGGGACAAGTTCAAGCCTGGTGGCTTGTACACGTCTACTTACAACACTTTGCGTGATGCTGCCCGTGCCTACGGCGTTGATCGTGACGGCGGCTGGTTGGACAAGACTACTCGTGACATCCTGAATCCCAACTCTGGCTACTCCGATGACGATGCCTGGAATGAGCTGATTGCCGAGGCTGAGTCAATCTACCCGGTGTTTGCGGGGAAGTTGTCGAAGGACCGCTCTGTTCGGGATCTAGGTGCTGGCTACATCAATCAGTTGTACAGACGTCTTGAATTGGGTAGCCCCGATGAGGTGGATCTGACTGATCCTTTGCTGCGTAAGGCGTTCACGACACCTAACGAGAAGGGTGAGCCTGCGCTCATGCCGCTGTGGCAGTTTGAGCAGGAGATTAAGAAGGACGGTCGTTGGCAGTACACGACTAATGCTTTGTCCACCTATTCGCAGATTAAGGACAAGAAGCCTGACCCTATGGCTAAGGGAACTGACCTATACAACTACATAGGCAAGTTGTCTATGGATTTGCAAAAGGGCTTGATCAGCCTTGAGGATGCCAATGAGCTTAACGCCCGAGCGCGGGAACTTGCTGGCAATCGTGGTCAGTTCGGTGCAGACGTGCGCCAAGCGTTGCGCTACGGCGACCGTCGAATCGCACCGCCTACTGATCCTGTAACTGACCCGACTGATCCCGTGACGGATCCTACGGATCCTCCTGACGATCCTCCTGAACCTCCTGGCCTCGACGCTGGAACGGTGAATGCCCGTAAGTCCGCTCGTGAATACCTGGACGGCTTGTTCAAGCAGTTCGGGTTCTCGGACGCAGACAGGGCCAAACTCCTTGGTGAGGTTGACGGCTGGATTACTGAGGGTCTAGCTGACGCTGGTACTGATGCGATCTTGATGAAGTTCCGTGGAACCACGACTTACGCGAACCGCTTTGCCGGCATGGCTGAACTGATCAGCAGAGGTCAGGCAGTTAGTGAGGCTGAGTACATTCAGCTTGAGTCTTCGTACCGGAACGTGATGCAGAACTATGGTCTGCCTTCCACCTTCTATGACAACCCTGCTGACTATGCCCGACTGATCGGTGCTGGCTTGTCAGTCAAGGAAGTTGAGGAGCGGGTGGTTGCTGCGAAGCAGTCCCTGAATCCGCTGGTCGCTCAGGAACTTGAGCAGTATTACGGCGTGAGTCAGGGCACTCAGATGGCCTACCTTCTTGGCCTCACGAACGAGACGGGCGTTGCCCTGGAGTCCGCTCGCACTCAGCAGCAGATCCGACAAGAGGGCCGTGCAGCCCAGATTGGTGCTGCTGCGGAGCGTGCAGGGTTCAGCATGGACAAGACGTTCGCGGAGGGTCTGGGTGGCACCAGCCTGGGTAAGACCATTGACCCGTTCCAGATGGGCACTCTTGCGAACTTGGAGGGAACGTTTGACCAGGCACGCAGGGTTGCGGACAGGGACACGACCCTTGCCGCTATCGACACGGAAACGTATAACCAGAGGGATGCTCTTAGTGCTGCTTTCGGTGATGAGCAAAAGAAGCTCGCGTCGGAAAGGCGTGCCCGTAGGGAACGTGCAAGGTTCGCTGGCACGTCTGGGGCTGCTGCGTCATCTCTCGGGGTCGAAAGGAATCTTTAGCAAGTGAGCGATTGGGATTGGTACAGAGTT